GAGGATCAGGTTCAATGAAAACAATTTGACTATTCTCTGGTTGTTCAGTTCCAGCTGGCATATCAAATCCAGACTGTCCTATTGCAATATTAGGTGTACCAGTTTGAATCTCTGCTTCAATATCAGGAGTAACTAATTTGGGACTATTAAATGATGTACTTGTGAAAGTAGAAATATTCTGAACCTGAGTACCAAGAATAGTAATATGTGCAGAAGATGTTGTAGTCTGTGAAACATCTATCTTCTTAACACTAAGTCTTTGACAAATAACAACACCAATATCTCTATCTGATAAGATGTTATATCTTCTTGCAACTACAATTTGTGGAGCAGCAGTATAACCAGATCCACCATTTACAATATCAACACTAATAACTTGCCCTTTACTGACTAGTACAGTTGCACTAGCACCACCACCTTGTCCATTAGTAGGAATAAAGTGTAATACAGGAGGTGTAAAATATTGATATGCAGTTGGTTGAGTTAATGGATCATAACTACGTTGGTTCCATGTTAACTTAGTAACTACACCACCTTCAACAGTTGCTACAACACTAAGACCTTCACCTCTTGTAATTCCATTATATCTTTCAACTTCAACCTGACCAAACATTGAGTTGGAAACCATTTCATATGGTCTTTGTTCCTTACTAACTGTTGTTCCTGGAAGTTTCTTAACTGTTCTAAATCCTTCCTCACCTTCTAATCTAATTTGATCTCTATTAGCAAGTCCTGCAAATGGATTTCTATAAGTACCTCCTAAGAATGTACCTTGCCATATCTGATTTAAATCAGATAGAACTGCTCTACCATCAGCATCCTCAATATATGAAACAGAACCACCACTAATTCCTACTGTAGTGGTTATGTTATATCTACCTTTTACTGCAAATACAACATCTACACTTGAATCAAATACTGCCTTATCACCTTCTATACTAAAGATAACATCATTACCACTCTTATAGAAGTTGCTTGCTTGACCAAGCATCTTACGTACTCCACCAATTACCTGGTACACATGTACTCCTGTACCAATGAAGTCTCCCATCCACTGAAACTTAAGAAGAGTGTCAGCACCAGATGTAGTGTTAAGAGTTGCAGTTCCCTTGGTATAATAGGTATCTGGAGCAAAATCATATATGTTTAGAACTTGTCCAAAGTTCCTACCATAAAGATATCTCATATCAATCTTCATGTCCTTCTTAATAGGAACATTAAAGAATATATTTGGACCAGCAATAGTATAACTAAATCCTTCTCTTTGTAGTACTCCATCTAAAAAGACATATAAGAAGTCTTTCTGTTCAATAGTTTGTACTGTTAAATCTTCTACATCTAATACCAAGAAAGGACCAGATTTAATACCGTCTACTAGATCATAATCAATAGTTAAACGCTTATAGTTACCAACACCAACTCCACTAACTTTTTCAACAGCAGTTGGTTCACCAATATTCTTTGCACCAAGATCTTGATCCCAAATTGGAGCAACATCAAATACTATCTTATTAGGAATAACAGTTCTATCAATCCAATAAGCATCAGCACCAGGATAAGTCTCAGTATACTTAGGTCTTTGTAATACTGCATTAATAGTAAGGAATAGATCTTCATCTACTTCAGTATCTACTGCTGTACTATCATCCCAATACAATTCAAATATCTTATTCTCTCCATCAATAAAGTCTGGAAGTGATCTAGTTACTGAAACTTCATTAATAATATTTTGAAGATTACTATAAAGAGAATCCATAGCAGATACTACATTATCACATTCTTGTGCAACTAATTGAGAATCTGCAATAATATTGTAATTGGAATATGTAAATTCATTTGCCCAATTACCAGCTTTATTTGTATTACTGCTTGTAACTTCAACTACACCAGTACCATTAGCAATAATCTCCTTAAATGATCCAATCATTGTATCAATAGCAGATATAACTTCAGCACAAGTAGGAGAAGTAGTATCTACAGCAATAGTACCATCTGTTACAGGTACAATAGATGTATAAGTTCCTGTAGTTAAAGCACTTCTTACAGTAACACCCAATTTTGTATTCAATGTATCCCATGCTTCAATTGCTGCAAGTCTCTCATCAGGAGTCCTATTGAGACTCGTGAGACTCTCACCACTAGGATATTCTTTAACTGTCCAATAACGTTGAGCATAATCAACAATCTTAGCATTACCACCAAACTTAAGATGATATACAATTGCATCAATAAGTAGACCAATATCTCTAGAACATTTTGCCTTATCACTAGTTTGAAGAGTACTGTATGTTGCATAAACATACTCGCTAATTTCTTCTTGAAGGTATGCTTTATTAGAAGTAATTAGATTTGCTGCATCTACAAATTGACCATTATTAATAGCACTAAGTGTAAACGTAGCAACTTCAGATCCAACTGTAGCTTGTGATACAGTAAATGATTGACCTTGAGGAACTGATAATGTTTGACCTTGAGGAACCTGAACTGTATTAGTACCAGAAGTACCTGACTGACTACCAGATAACTGTGTAGTACCAACTGCTACTCCAGAACCAGAAGATAACAATGCATTATTAGATAATGTTATCTTAGTTGATGTATCAATTGATACAATCTTAGTATTTGCAGGGAATGCTCTACCAGCAGTAATAAACATTCCAACAGCAAGGTTATTAGTATCCCCAACTGTTACTTCTGCTGATCCTATTGCATAATCTACACTAGTTTGATAATCCCAATTTCTAATAGAAAGATTTGCTAAATTAGTAGCATATCTAAAGATATCAAGTGATTCTGGTTTCTTAGTTGTAATATATTTGTAATCATCATTTTGATTGAATATAGTTACATAGTCATATGTCTTAACATTTCCACCAAATCTTAAGTCATGTATATAACCATCAAGAATATATCCAATATCTCTTTGATAGTCATCTAACTTAGTACTCCAATCTAAAGATGAATATTTTGATTTACCATACCCAACAGATTCATTAACAATAAATTCTCTATTCCTTTCAATTTGATTAGCAGCATCTAACCACCTTCCACCTCTAGCAAATATATTTCTAAGTTTCTTAAGATACTTAGTATTATATGTGTTGTCATTAAAATAGAATGCTTTACCATAGAAAGTAACACCTGCATAATCATAAGTATCAGTTGGTAAATCTCCAGTAAGTTTAGACCCAGGACCCAATGGTGGTTGAGCAAACGTTATATTATCACCAGAAACTGTATATGCTTTTTCTGGTTCTTGTAATACTCCATCCAATGTAATAATAAGACTCTTTGCATTTACTGGTGTAAACACAGCTCCATTGTCATCTAATAATTGGAATGTAGTTGTGCCAACTAGTTGACCGTCACTATCATATGAACCATCAAATGAACCATTCAATGTGAATGGGAATCCACGAGTTGCATTAAAGTTAAACTCTGAGTTAGAAGCAGATCCAGAACCTTTACGTATTCTCTGGTTCTCTACTTTCTGAATTGTTTGTGTAATTACTCTCTTTGTACTTTCAACCGTTATCTTATTCTTATCAGGATCCCAAAGTTGAATTATACTGAAGTGTGCATCTTTAGGTTGAGATACAGGCATTTCTGCTGCTGCATCAGTCTCAATATCAACCTGACCAAATAGTTTGAAACCAGCAGGATGAGTAGTAGACTTAATTAAGTCTCTCCACTCCTCAATTGATGTCTTAGACTTAACAACATATGAATAGTCTTGATAGAAGAAACTATCAGTAAGTTTCTGATTAGAAACTCCTAATCTACCTCTATCAGATTTAAAGTATCCTAGATTATCATAGAAACTTGTAATATCTTCATCAAATGAAGTAACAAATACAGCATTAATAATAGCAGTAGTTTTTGTTGTAACTGCTTCTATTGATGCATTTCTAAAGATACCAGATATATTCTCTATCTTAAGTAAATTAGAACCTTTACGCCATTCAGAAACATTTGCTCTTGCAACTTCATTACCACCAATCTTTTGAACTATTACTTCGCCTTTTTTGAAATCTCCAGTAAATCCTTTAAGAGATAGAACACTCTTAGAATTGAAATCTGAAGATACTGTTTTATCTAAATGGAATGCTCCACCATTTTTAATAATAGAAACACTTTGAGGAACACCAATAGTATTACTTTCAGAATATGCTTCTACATCACCTTCAATAATCTCTATCTCAGGAGCAAATGTATATCCTTTACCAGGCTTATTAACAGTAATAGAGAATATTTTACCATCTCTAGAAACTATATTAAAATCAACTCCAAAACCATCACCATTAGTAATTACAATCTTTGGATTAATATAGTTAGAACCAATATCATCAATTCTAACACCTGCAATAGTATCAATATTTGTATCAAATAATACAGTTGCTTTTGCTTTAAAACTAGCATTAGGATCACATCCCTGTATAATAGGAACTTTCTTATAATTTAAACCAAGATTAACAACTTTAACACTATCAATTTCACCAATACAGAATTGACCTTTAGTTGTATATTTTATTGTTCCTGACCCGTCCCAGAGAGGAGGATCCCCATCCAAATCATATACAAAACGATTGCTAGTAACATAGTTAACCTTCTTAACACCTTGTAATGGATCTGCAACTATCTTAAAGTACTTACCATCAGAATCCACAATACCTTTCTTATCAAAGTAGTAGAAGTTTGTAAAGTCTGTTCCTACTTTAGTTTGATAAGTATTTGTTTCTAATCTAGATCCAAAACCAAATTTAACATCAGTATAAGAACCTGTACTTCCTGGTAAAACTGTAGAAGCAAACTTCTCTACAGTAACAAGGTTATAATTCTTACTTGGACTAATATCAAAGTAAGTCCCAGTAAGACTGGAATGAGACGTATCAAACTTATACTTATAGAATTCTTGTAAATCTATGTTAGGATTTGGTACATATGTACTATCATCTTCTGAGAACTCAAATTTATACTCTATTGGATCGAATGCAGCAATATTTACTGCTTTTCTAGGCAAACTATAATCAAAGAAAGAAGTATTGATGTTTATGTCTTGAGCACTATCTTTCTCTATAGCATAATCAAATATTATAGTAGCTTGTTGAGTTGATGAATCATATGACTGAATATATCCAGTACCAGCACCTGTACTATTAATCTGATAGTTAGCAGGGAAGTTATATTGTGGTTTATATAATACTACTTCCTGACCATCAAAATGATCGGTATCAATAGTTTCTTCCTGACCTCTATCAACATTTAATGAATCTGTAGTAATAGATACAACTTTCAATACTTCATTACCAACCTTAACAAGATCATTCTGAGCAAACCCTGTAATATCATCAACAGTTAATTGTGTTGCACCTTTTGCAAATCCAATATGATCAACATACAATGTTAATCTTGCTGTACTAGTAGATGCTCCAGATCTTACAAGACTTTCATCAGCAACACCAAGATAATCACCTTTTCTATAACCAGTACCTTGATTTTGTATTGTAACATTTGATACAATACCTGCTGCTGAAACAGTAATGCTTGCAGTAGCACCAGTACCTGTACCACCAGTCAAAGGAATATTGGTATATGTATTAGGTGTATAATCTGCTCCACCATTTAATATATCATAACGTCCTATACCTGTATCATTAATAGTTGACTTATTTGACCTTGCTAATAATGTAACATTTTGATACAAACGCTTTCTTATGTACCAAGTCTTAGTTTTACTAATATCATCAGGAATAATATCAATTGTTATCTCATCATTAACACCAAGTCCATGATTAGAAGTTGTTTCTACAAGAGCAACACTTTGATTAACAATAAAGGGTTCTAGATTATCACTTAAAGAAGTTAAGGTAATAATTCCAGATCCAGATGTATTGAAAAGGTTAGAAGATTGTATGAAATAAGTATCATCAACAATCCATGTTCCTGTAAGAACTTTTATCTTAACAGTATTCTGGTTATTAGTTCCTTCTAATACTTCAGCAGTAGCAATAGGTGCATTGACACCATCAGTAAGACTTAATGTAGCACCTTCTGTATAAGCACTATCTTGATCTATTAATAAAGAGAATGTTTTAATATCAGCAGAGAATGTTCCTGTTGAATCAAAGGTTCCATTAACACCTTTAAGAACTATAACATTATCACTTGCTACTGTACCTACTATAGTTCCATAAGCACCAGTAGAAGGTTGTCTTAAAGTATCATCTGCAAATAGATATGCAGTTTGTATTGTAGTTAATTTAACTACCTTATCTTCTCTAGTTTGTATATAAGATACATCCTTTCCTTTAATTGAAGAAACAATTGCTTCTACTTCACCACCTTCAGTTCCTTTATTATCAAAATAAACTTTAGAATTAATAGAGAAGTTATCAGAAGATCTTTCTACAGCAATATTATCTACTGTACCAGATTTTACTTCAGAGATCTGAGCAACAACACCTTCTCCATTCCTAGACATACCAACAGTATAAAGTCTCTTAGCATTCTTAGGAACATCATTCTGATTAATATTAGAATTGTAGTTACTATCTACTGGTAATGAATAAAAATTCTCTCCAATAAAATATGGGAATTGTGGATTCTGATTACTATCAATAGTTAAGAAGTATGCATAAGTTCCTTTTGGAAAATCAGGAGTAATACAGAACCTACCATTATTGTTATCTAATAATCCACTCTTATGATTATATGTGTAATCATTAACGAAACTTCCTAAAGGATATGTTGCTGTAGAAGGACCACCAAGACGACTTCCATTAAGTGAATAACTAGAAGTCATTCTCTTAATAGATGATGTTGCATCTAATGGGTCTTCATAACCAAAAGCACCATATATGGGGTTACCGTCATAAGCAAACCCTATGATAGGTGAGTGTGTCTTACTTGCTGGTTCAGTAAATGCACCATTTAAATTATCATTAAGTGATACTCTTAAAGATTTTGGATTAGCAACATGAGCATATCCATATTGTAAACCGATATTATAATTTTGGAATAGATATCCATTCTCAGTATCTAAATTATTTTGATACTTTACATACCTGTTGTAATTCCATTCTTTAAGAAGAGGTATACCTGTTGCACCTTCTCCAACTGGAATTATATCAACTATAACATTTGCTTGAGTATAGAAGTTCCCTTCTTCTACTTTTTCAAATCCTGAGATCTTACCATCAGTAAGAAGTGTATTAAATTCAGCAAATCTACCTCTACCAGCATTATCTCTGATTCTAACGGTAGGAGGAGATGAATAAAACTCTCCAGCATTATTAATACTAAGACTAGTTACTCCACCACCTGTTACAACAGCAGTAACTTCAGCATTTCTACCAGATGTTATAATAATCTCAGGTGTTCTTGGAAAGACATCATCAGTATCAACTATAATACTTTCTACTACGTTACCTGCTAATACAGCTCTTGCCTTATTTGATACTCCATCAATCAAAACATTGGGAGGAGAAGTATATCCTCTTCCTTGTGTATTAATTTTTATTTCTTCTAACTTACCATAACGTATACTTTCCTCATCCCTGAAACCGTAGGCCAGGACACCGTTTACAAGGACACCAATATCACGTTTTGGAGTTTTATATACTTCTGTTGTTCTAGTTGCTTCTTTCCTTATAATACGAAGAAGCTTCTGATCTTTAACTTCTTGTGTTACTGTTGATCCATCTAATATGTCATATGATGGATAACTTGAACTATTGATATAATAATACTGATCATCTGCAAATATAGCAGATACGTTAGTTTGTACCTGATCTAGTGTAGTTTCTACTGCTGTATTAGTTGGAGCAGAAATAGAACCAGTTACAAGTTGCCATCTTGGTTGATTAGTACCTGTTTGTACAATCTTAGGATCATTTGTCTCAAATCCTGGATTACCAATCTGAATTTGATCACCAACTGATGAGTATGGATGTGAATCAGAAGGAGAAAGATTATATACAACACCAAGTGTTAATAAGTTAACCGTAGTATCCTTTACTATGACTGGTTTGTAGACAGATGTGCCTACAGGATAACTTAATGGTGCAGTACCTCTATTCTTAATAACAAACTGAGAAACTGTTTTATCATCAAAAGCAATTACTTCATCATCTATTAAAATCTCTCCTGTTGGTTCCCAACCAACTGTGGAAAACACATCTACCCTCTTTCCAACACCCTCATTTGAATTGAGGATTCTTTCTAGTTTAGTTTTGGTGGAAATTGCAAATGTTCCATTAACTGTTTCAGGAGCAAGTACTATATTCCATATAGTTTCTCCATCAGCAGTATTATCTGGATATACATTATCTACAATAGCATCTGCATAACCATATTCTTCAGTCGGACTTTGTGCAATCTTCTTACCAACTAATGTTTTAGGATCTCCAGAGATAACCTTAGACTTTAAGGCATATACACTGATCCAATCAGCATTAGATGATTTGTATGTAAAATCTTTAGGATTATATACTTCAGGTTTATTAGTTACATCCTTAGCAACAATAGTATTGAAAATAAATTCAATAGAACTATGTGTTCCCTTTGCCTTATAAAACTTTTGTATATTCTTAATAAGGGTTCTCTTATCAACTTCACCCTTAAGATACTTTTCAGGAAAAGAACCTAGATACTGACTCTCAAAATTCTTAACTAATGCATATAAGAAAAGACTACTGACATTATATGCTGTCTCACCAGAGTTGTGTGGTGAAGCAGTGCTGCTAGAGAAGGATGTACCATCATATAGGTCACCAAGTGTCGTATTACCACTAACACCTCTTACACACTCTCTCAGCTCAGTATCAGTACGTGTAGCATAAAATACAATTTCATCACCAATCTTTACGTATCCGTTTTTCTGTGGAAAACTCGTCGCATCTTGTAGTACAATTGTATCATTAGAACTAGTAATACTAGTATCCAAGATAGTAGACTGTCGAAGAATATTTTGTTCATAATAATCAATATTAGCATAATCTTGTAAGTTACTGGCAATATCTAAAGGACCACCATGAACTTCCTGTCCTTCATAATATTTTTGAATAAACTTAGTAAAAAGTGGATATTCAGTACTTATGAAATCGGGTAGTTGAGACTCAATAAGAGTTGATATTCTTTTGGTCTTTATTGCTACCATTACTCTTTATATGCGACGAAACTGGAATTTGCGATGTCAACATCAAGATACATCTCTCGAAGTGCCTTGATATCATTAGATAGTGGTTTTACTCTTAGTGAGATACGGTTATCAAAGAAACTACCTTTTATGATAGTTAAGTCATATAATTTAAGTTCACCTTTAACATAATCAATATCACCAACTTCCTTGTCTAGGACTACTTTATCACCAGTTGTAGGATCCAATCTATATAGTACTATTTTCTTATCCCTGTCCTCCAAATACACATCATATGTTGGATGCTCTGTCACTCTAAACCCTGTTGACGACAGGACTGGATCATCACAATCTTCATCAAAGGCATTTTGATAACATACCTCATAAAAGAAAGTAGAATTTAATTGAGGATAGAAATCTCTCCTCATTGTGACGGCAGTTAAGTTAGAATTAATACTGCGATCAACATCATCAATTACACCAGTGAACTTACTATGTCTAAATTTACCTCTAAACTTTTCAGTCCCACTAGTCTCAGTATAAGACTGTACTTGTGTTATCACCTGATCTCTTATTTGAGCAGGAGTTGAGTCAGTCTTTAATCCATCATAATATATGTTACTTGTTAACTCTACATGTAGTATGGCAGGGTCTAATATTACTGGTTCGACACTAGCAACAACATATTTCTTTAACTCATCAATAATATTATTCTTAGTTAAAGATGTTAAGTAAGATGCATCTTTTGGTTTTAATACTATAAAGACCTTTCCATAACTAGGAGGTTCTTGTTCTTCTCCACCAAATATAATAATGTCACTAGTAGCAGGATATATGTTACGAACTATAGCACCGTAATCATCTGAGGTTACAGCACGATCTTGTGCTCCATATATCTTAGGAGCATTAAATTTAATCTTCTCTGTAGACTCTTTCTCTTCGCCTCCAGCAGATGCAACTGATGATATAATA